TCCGATTCCGATCTGAATCAGTTTCTCACACGCCTGCTGCGCTGCCTCGCGGAACTGGTCTCGTTTGGCGGCATACCGGTCATTCAATTGGCTGCTGAATGCGTCGGTGTAGAACATCTCCAAAGCACGATAGGTGTGCCAGAGCTTCAGAGATGTTGTGACAACGACGTCGTTTAAACTTGGTTGTGCTGTCACCCAGAATGGCTGATCCACAAAGTGAAGCCTGTTAAGGAAGGTGATCAATTCCAGGCCAATCTCCTCCTGTGCCACGATCAGTTTTCGCGTAAGATCGATGCCTTCAACGGTAGCCACTTCCAGTAACTGTGAGTCACGCGCAATCAGGTCTTCAATATTGGAAATTGCGCCGTCCATAAACAGAGGCATGAGCTATCCTTGCAGATTACGGAGGGCAGACTTCAATTGATTCAGTTCATTGGTCGGTACGACCGAAAGCTGCACTCGCCCTGCTTTTGCTTCCTGTTCGGCGGCTCGCGAAGCTTCCGCCAGCCGCGTTCGAAATTCATCGGCTTCGTCCGACAGAGCGAGTCGTGCGCGGCCGTCCACTAACATCTTCGCCGCCACGCCCGGCGAAACCTCGGTGAACGTTCCGGCTTTGCCTCCGTCTGAGGTCTCCAGGCTCACCACAATGGCGAACTCCTCTGCTATCTTTGATTCGATATCGCGAATCTTTTGGTAGTAGGCCCTTAGATCCATGCCATGCCTCCTCTTGTCTGAATAAGCGAGGCACTTGGTCCGTACCGAAACCCTGCGCCTCACCTTCGCTTTATGTGTAGACCTGTACGCCGGCCTCGTTACGCAAGACTCCGCATCCATATAGGACATCCACCGTGAACTGCTGTGCCAGCGTATTCGGCTGGTAACTCATGACGACGCGCATTCCGAAGTTTCCGAGCTCAGCGTACTCTGCGATAGCGCCCGTGCCTGGCAAAGGTTGAGGCAGACGGCGCAATACCAGGCCGATGGCGCTGCGCGTAAATGCCAGGTTGTGCGTAGTTACCGGGCTACTGCCGGTTTTTGGAACTAACTGAGAGCGAAATACGAAGAAATCCTTGATTTTTCCCACGGTTCCAATCACAAGGGCTTGCAGCCCAGCATCGCCTGCGGTCTGAAATTCGCTGAACCTTGGGATCTGCCGCCAAGCCGAGTAAGTCGCTCCGTCTACCACAAAGTACTTCTGGTCGCTAGGGGGTATTTTGGCCAAAAAAAGCGCAGTTTCCGCGGCGTCAATCACCGCTTCCGTGATAGGCGTCGCCGGCGTACCAACCGGCGCGTTCGCCGTGAACCCGGCGTAAAGCTGAAGCAGGTCGCTTTCCACCCGCTCCGCGATCGCGACGACTGCCGGCTCCATATATACCTTCAGCAAATCAGGCACTGCCAACACTTTGGTCACATCCGGAATCTGGAATGTAGCTTCACAGTGCGTATTCAGGACAATTTGCGCATTGCCCAGATTTGGGTTTTGTGTTTGTACTGTTCCTCCCTCGGCGATGTTGTTCGCCACCATCGTGGGGGGGATCGGCACGTTGACCGTGTCGCCAGCTTGGGCAAGCACGGGTTCGTAATCCCGGTTAACTAGGTTACCCATAACGAGATTGCTGACGAGCACCGGTAGGGCGTCCGCCGCTACCAATTTCACAATCGCGTTTGCGACGTTAGTTGAAGTAATTGCCGCCATTCATCCTCCTTTTTCGGTTACCGGCCGCGGCCGGGTCGTCTCAGTTACGCTCCCCGAAGGCTTTGCGACGCAACGCGGACGATTTCCTCTCGTACTCGTTGCATTTCCTCCGGGCTCATACCTGGGCGAATCCGCTCCAGGTCTACTGCGTCTTTACCAGCCGCGGGCGCCTTGGAATTCGCTGTGATACCAGTGCCACCCGCGATACGCGCCGGAAGAAACTCCGGGTTCTCCTTCACGAACGAAGTCAGATAATCTTTCGCTGGAACGTCGCCGGATTCTCCGCGCGCGACCAATCTGCCATCCTCCGTCCTCGTAATGCCGTCTTGCACTGCCTTGAACGCCAAGTCGACCTTGGCCACACCCAACCGTTGTAGCTCTGCACGAATCGCTGAGTTCCGCTCTGCCTCTTCTGCAGCTTTCTTACTACGCTTGTTTTCTTCGATTACTTCGTTCAATCGGCGTTCGAGTTGCTCTCTTCGCTTTCGTTCTTCCTGAAGTTCGGCCTTGTAAGCCGGCTCGTTTCTTGCCTGCTCCTGGCTCATGAATTCCTGCAGGGTATTTCGAACGATCGCTTGTATGTCGGTACCTTCCATAAGCCTCCTATGAGGGGTACACTTTGGCGTCGATTTCCTCTGCTACCTGATTCTTCACTTCCTGCCGTACGTCGCAAAGGTACTTGAAAGCCAGCTTCTTAAAGATCTGCTTCGTCAAGGTCACGGATCCGACACCTAAATCAAGGAGTTTCTTTGCGTCGTCGAGTTCGTTCCCGAAGTCATCTATATCGAATTGGTCCATTCCGGAAACATCGACCACCAGCTCGTCCTGCCGGGCCGCCGCGATTGCGCGCAAAACCTGTTTCATGGCGTCTTTGACGGTATCGCCATATCCGCGCAACACGTCCTGAGTGATACTGAAATCGAGTTGCTTGCTTAATCCAGATTGAAGTTGGTAGCCGGCACTGGCATCGCCTGCCTGGTTCGTCACGTAACAGACCCGATAGATTTCGTTCTTCAGTCGGATCAAGTTATCAGCAGCGATCTGATAGACCTTGCCCTCTGGCTCCGTCCATCCAAACCGGTCTTGCGGTCCGAGTTGAATATAGTATGACTCGCCTACGATTTGATTCCATTCACGGTCCGAATAAACTACTGGTGTCGCAAACAGGCTCATCGTCAGCGCCCAGGAGAGCGCATTCGACTTGTTAAAATGTTCTAGCTGTAGGAGAGCGGCCTTATTCATGAGCCACAGACCTTCACTAACTTGCAGTTGAAAGAGTGGTACGCGGCGTATGGAGGCCAGGCCATGCGTGCCTTCGTCGATCATCTCAATCGGGCTGGAATCCCCGGCTTTGCGATAAATGCGAAAGAACTCACGATCGTAATAGATCCAGCGGGTCTCCCTCTCCCATTTCGTATCGGTGAATTTGGATTGCTGGAGACAGCTTGTCCTGATTACCGCCCAATCCAGCCCGCCTGCATCCGTGTAGTTCCAGTTAATGACTTCATCGGGCCCATAGTTCACTAGGTAGGCTCGCGAGCGGCCCGAGGCATCTTCATCGGCGCGTGTGAGGGCAGAACCGTCGGCGCGCGGAAAGTCAATGACAATGTAACTTGAGCCGCATACGAGCGCTTCTACGAATCTCTGCCGAAAGAATTCGCTTAGGTTAGTCCCTTTTAAATCGCAGTCCTCTGAAAACCTGTTATAGAAGTCCTTTGCCGCGTTGTCGGGGCCTTCAAACACGAGCATTGGTTCGCGCCGCAGCAGCGTAGCCGCGTACCAGTCGACGATGGAGCCAATGTAATTTTCATAGAACACCCGGCTCAACCGCTCTCCGTAGACTTCATTCGGTTCTTTGTGGCGGCGTACCAGGTATTCCGAGGCACGTTCTCGAAGACGATCTCCACCCGCGTATAGATCCTTATACTGTCTCCACAGCCCTTTTCGCGCGATGTACTGAGGATGTTCCCGGTCGATGTTTGGAGGACTCAAAGTAGTCGCTCCCGGCGTTCACCGATGCTCGCAACTGGTCTGCACTCCTGCCACACGAGATAACCAAGGGCATCAGATAAGTGCGTGCGGAGCCTGTCCCGGTCCTTATCGATTTGATTACTGTCCTCTTTGAAGCACACTTGCTCGAAGTCCTTAATCAACTCTTTGCACTTCCTATCCACCAAGACGCCGATTTCTCCGGACGCCGATCGCAGTCTTGAGTTCACGAGGTTAATTCGGTCACGGACACCTGGGTTTGACCGGGGTACGCGGTAATGAATTGACAAATTGCTATGGACCGAGAAATGTTCACGCACCATCTCGTAGTCAGACGATCCGGTCGTTTGCCCGTGATATCCCGACGCGTCGCCATAAACGGCAACTTCCGCTTGATGCGTCTGAAATCTCTTCAGAAACTCTTCACATGCCTGCTGCGTGGTACCGCGGCGTATCACGATTTCATCGAGCACCAATACCTTACCGCCCGCAATCTGTGCCACCACTGAACTCATCGGATCCACGTTAAAGTCCAGCGCCCAGAGCAATGGCATATGCTCAATGGGCTTGAGATCCACGACGTGCTCATTTCGTGAAAACGACCCGTATACGAGGCCGCCGGTCAGATTCAAGTACGTCCCGAGAACCTCCTGCTGGTAGAAGTTCTCGTCGTAACTGTCTTTCAGCCGTTTGTAAAAGTCCGGGACCTGATCGAGTAGGAATCGATTCTCGAACGGCTTGGCGATCACGACATCGTAACCGTCCACTCGATCCGACAGAAACTTTCGATAGACCCAGTCATAACCTTTTGGCGTCCAGACGGCGAATCCGCCCAAGCAGCTTGCCTTCGGGTCGCGAAGTCTACCCTCCAACCTGAGCCACGCGGCCTCTTGGGTATAAGTCAGTTCGTCCAATCCGAACCACGCCAGATTAGTGCCGCGTAATCGCTCAAATTCATCTACCGGGCGGAACAGAATCCGCGACCCCGTGTCTTCCATCAACAGAGTGTTTTCTGCTTTGTTGTGATCAAACGGGACGCCGCTCGATTCCAGAATCTCAAAGAGCGTGGCTTGCGTTGCGTCTCGAAGCATTGGATAAGTAGGCGCCCCCAACAATCCGAGCCTGCCCGGATTCAGATAACTGAGCCGGACTGCCTCCTGGCAGAGTGCCTGACTCTTACCACTCCCGATCGGCCCTGAGAAGCCCTTGAATCTTGCTTTCGATGCATGAAAGAGCTTTTGTGAAGGTAAAGGATCATAGGCTATTTCTCGGGTTCGGACGTCGACGCCGGATCGACCCAT